CCTCAAGAACCGAAGCCGTATCTTTTATCAAGTCGCTGGGCTTAGAGCAAAAGGAAGTCTGGGTCGTGGTAAGGCTATTACATACCTACATGGAACGGAAACCAGTTCTTGGGGAGATGAAGAAGGACTTGCTTCCCTCCTAGCCTCCCTTGCTGAAACCAACCCTGATCGTCTGTACACTTTTGAGTCCACAGCACGGGGGTTCAATATGTTTCACGATATGTACACCACTGCTAAGAAAGCCCGTACACAGCGAGCCATCTTTTGTGGCTGGTGGCGCAACGAGTTGTATTCCTTAGATCCTGAAGGTCAAACTTACAAGGTGTATTGGGATGGCAAGCTGACAGGCGAAGAAAAAGAATGGGTGCGGGACATCAAGAAGCTCTACGGTGTTGAAATCAATTCTCGTCAAATAGCTTGGTGGCGCTGGAAAATGCTCGAAGGTATCAAAGATGATTCCTTGATGTATCAGGAATTTCCGCCTACTGAGGACTACGCCTTTGTGATGACAGGCACATCGTTCTTCTCCAATGCGAGATGTACCGATGCAATGAAAAAATTAAAGAAAATACCTTATGAATCATACCGATATAGTTTCGGAGTTAATTTCCAAGACACGGAAGTACTTAAATCTACCGAACGACTCGCAACCCTCAAGGTATGGGAAGAACCTGTTGATACTGCTTATTATGTTATTGGCGCTGATCCAGCTTACGGAAGTAGCGATTGGGCTGATCGGTTTTGCATCCAAGTATTACGAGTTTATGCTGACGGACTGGAACAAGTTGCTTCTTTTGCCACCAGTGAAATGAACACCTACCAGTTTGCGTGGGTGATTGCCCACCTTGCTGGTGCTTACAAAAATTCTACGCTGAACTTGGAGATCAATGGTCCAGGTCAGGCGGTCATCAACGAACTGCGTAATCTCAAGCGTCAAGCTGCTGCGATGGGTACAGCCCTGGGCAAAGACCTCATGGATGTGTACGGCAATATGCAAAACTACATCTGGCGCAGGAATGACACGATGGGTGGCTTGTCTAACTCCATTGGCTGGATGACTACGGCTGCCACTAAGGAGCGTATGCTCACCTACATGAAGGATTACTTTGAGCGTGGGATGTTAGATATTTACGACATTGATACGATTGATGAAATGAAAACCACCATTCGTGATGGCAGCTCGATTGAGGCTTCAGGTCGTAATAAAGATGACCGAGTAATTGCTACTGCGCTTGCTTGCGCTGCTTATGCTGAACAAGTCCAGCCAAGGCTAATATCCCAAAAGCTAACTAAGCGAGTATCCCGTGTACAGGATGACTTCACCCCTGAACAACTGACTGTAGGTCGCAATGTTAGTGATTACCTCAAAAGAATAGGCGTTTATGGCAATACCACTGGAAATCCACAGTAAAGCGGATCTGAGAAGGATTATTAAGCGATTCTTGAAAGACAAGAACAGGGGAATCTCCATTCCTTTGTTTGCAGACTTAGCTGGGTTATCCACCTCCCATATTCGGGATGTTTTCTTAAATGAATCCGAACCGATGACTGAATATGTGCAAAGACGAGTATCAAAAGCCTATCAAGAATGGATTAACGGAGAAGTAGCCATCATGCAGAACCGTGACACCTCATTATTTGTTCAATATCGCAAAGAACCTAAACCAATACTTCACAAATCAACTAAATTGACATTGATTAACGGGGAGATTAAGATTAATATGGGTATCAAACCTAAGTATGATTATTCTGATTTAACACTTGACGAGCAATTGAAGGGGATATAACAATGGCTGTATTACACGACTACCACTGCGCTACGCACGGTTATTTTGAATCGAGGACACCTAAATGTCCCATGAAAGGATGCAATGAAGAAGTTTTACAAGTTTTTTTGCAAGCTCCTGGGCTTATCAGCCAAAAAACCAAGTTCACCGACAAGTCAACAAAACAACTCGCAATCGAGTTTGGAATGTCAGACATTAAAACCACCCGTGAAGGCGAACACCAAGAAGGCTTCCTCACCAAGAAAAACAAGTTCACCGAAAAGCAATACGCAGAAGCCGAAAAGTACGCAACCCGCAAAAAAGGCATTGACAAAGACAAACTCAAACCAATCCCGCCACAAGCGCCACAAAGCGCTCCAAGAGAAGCCCGCCCTGGTGACGCAGCGGTCTGGGGTGGCGGTATGCAAGGAATGAATATGCAATCTATTCTTGCTGGTCGCTTCTCTCAACCTGTTGGACCATCACTAGGTAAAGAACCTGAAGCAGCGGGCTTGACACCATCTCAGGCTGGTATAAACTCAGGACCTAGAGTTGATCCATCTTCAACATTACGAGATCCCGAAAACTTACAGATTAAAAAATGAGAATACCGTCAAGCCCTGAAGCAAGAGAAGATTTTTATTTAGACATCATTGCCAAGTGTTTGGTATCAAAAGAAGCCCGCAAAGGTGATTACACCACCCAGCGGGCTTATTATTTATTTGGCGCAGGTCCTGAAGAACCACCAGCGTACTTCAATAAAATTAATCCTCATTTAGATCAGCTCACTAGCTTTCTGTATAGCTCTGAAACAACTAGATTCTCATTACAGCTTGGTGCTTCAGTCAATGACATAGAGCAACGCAAGACACCACGATTAACACAAGCCCTCAATGATGAGTGGCTTAATTCCAATGCAGACCAAGTATTTTCTACAGCCTTAACTTGGGCATTGGTTTATAACACCACCTTTGTAAAGCTGGTTTATAACAACGGCATTAATCCTTACCTAATTGAGCCTGACTCTATTGGCATTTTGCGTGAGGATACTCCTTATACAGACAGGCAAGAAGCCCTTGTCCAAACTTACTACATTACCAAGTCGGAGCTATACGCCCGTCTGTATTCCCATCCCAAGCGTGACGAGATCGTTAAGCGCTTAGTTACTGGTACTCGCACCAACGAATCAGAGATTCCTGAAGCAGTAAACCGTATTGTGATGAGTCAAACCAATCCGACTATTTACGGAAACATCAATCTTGATTTGTATGGTGTTAATCGTTACAAAGCTCAAGTTGCTGAAGATACTGTTGAGATGACTGAGCTATGGGTGTGGAATGATGAAACAGAAGATTATCAAGTGGTCACTACCGCTGCGCCTGGCATCATTATTTACGATAGACCAGGAGCATCATTGTTCTTAAAAGGCGAATGTCCTTTTGTTCAGATTTGTCCTAACCCATTGCCTACTTATTTCTGGGGTGCATCGGAAGTTCAAAAGCTCATGCAGCTTCAAACTTTGCTAAATGTGCGTTGGGTGGAGATTTTGGACTTATTGTCCAAGCAAGTTAGCCCTCCAACAGCTCTGACAGGCTTTTCTGGAATTTTGGATGAGAAAAACTTTGCATTGAACCGTGCTGGCGGTCTTTTATCTTCAGATATGCCTAATGCTAAGGCTGAACGCTTAGCTCCACAGATGCCACCCGATCTTTTCGAGGTTATTCACGAAATTTCAGCAATGTTTGAAGAAGTTTCAGGTATTGGTAATGTATTGCAAGGAAAAGGCGAATCAGGCGTTCGTTCTGCTGGTCATGCAAGCCAATTAGCTCGTCTTGGAAGCTCAAGAGCTAAAAAACGGGCTTTAATTGTTGAAGATAGCTTGGAAAAGGTCGCAACACTGTACCTCAAGCTCATGCAAGCCTATGATCCTACGCATTACAAGGATACTGAGGGTGTGCCGTTCATTGCAGAGCAGTTCACTAACGACTATGTTGTTAAAGTTGATGCTCACTCTAACAGCCCAATCTTTACTGAAGATACAAAACAATTGGCGTTCAATTTATTTAAAGCTGGCGCAATTGACAAAGAATCTTTGCTTGACATGGTAGAAGCTCCAGGTAAACAATTGCTTATACAGAAATTGAAAAAGCAAGAGAAGGAAGGCGCAGGTCAACAACACGCTCCAGCTCAAGCACCGAAAGAGAAGCATCTTAAAAAAGAGGGAGCGCAATAATGGCACAAACAATTGCACCAAAAGCGGATCAACCAAAAGTCACCACTGAATCCTTAAAAAGAGGTGATAAAGGTCCAGGATTGGAGTATCGTACTCAAAGTAGTCCGAGTTTTAACCGTAGCCCGAAAGTTCGTAGTTACGGAAGATCAATTAGGTAATTATTGGAGAACATCATGGCACGCAAAGCTAAAAAAGGTCGTAAAAGCTGCAAGTAACATAGTCAGGGGATAAACTTAACTAGGAGATTTGAAATGCGTAAAATGCACAAAAAATCACGCAAGTCTAAGCGTTAATAGGTTTCCTTCACGGGAAGAAAGGGTGTGGCTGCCTCCCCTGTAAAGTAGGTGACCGCTGCTAAATGGAGAATACTCACATGGCACGCAAAGCACGCAAAGGTCGTAAGGCACGCAAGTAATCCTCGGATTACTTCGGCTTGACCGCTGAACCTCCCTGGGGGGAGGGAAGCAAAATATATCCCCCCACTTGACAATTGATAGTTTAAGATTACGATTAGAAAAACTTAATAGGAAAAAGTTATGGGCGTACCTTCAGATCAACTGATGCAGATGATTAAGAGCCAACGGGATGGCGCAACACCTACTGGAACACCTCCAGCCCCTGAAGCGCCTTTAGGTATGTCTGAAAATAATGCAGCTCCGATGGGATCTCCAATGAGTACCCCAGAACCTAAAATGGGCAATCGTGAAGCAGCAATGATTAATTTATCTATGGCACAAGACTTGCTTGAACAAGCTCTGCCAGCAGTCGGATCAGATTCAGCAGAAGGTCGTTCAATCCTTTCTGCTATTGGCACAATCAATAAAGTGATTGGTCCTAAAAAAGCAAAAACAAATGAATTGCAACCTACTGAGATTATGCAGATGTTGCAAACATTGCCTCAAGCTGGCGGTGCAACGGCTGAAGGTAAAGCAATGGCACAAGCACCACAAATCCCAGGTATGTCCACTCCAGTACCTACTCCAGCTCCTGCTGGCGGTATGCCAGGTGGCGCACCTTCCGCAACTCCACAAATCTAAGGAATTATCATGGAACTCTTTAAACCTCGTGGCGCTGCTTTACCACGCAGACCTACTGACAACAATCAGAAGAACGGTCAAGTTATCAATACTCCTCGCTACTCTGAGTTTGGTGGCTTAACTGCTGCTCCTAAAGCTGGCTACAAAAACAGTATGAATATGTCACATCCTGGTGACACAAAGAAAGTTATCTAATAAATAAGGGGATATGGTTATGAGTTTAGAAGATCTTTCATTTGAACAGCGTGATGAATTGGCTTTGTTGGCTAAGCAATTGGCTGACAATCCGAACACACGCAAAGAATTTTTACGCATGACAAAACAGGTTAAACCTGAGATGTCCATTCCTGAACTTGAGATCGAGGACTTCACAAATAAGAAGATCACCGCTGCTGAAGAACGGGTAATGAAACTGGAAGCAGATTTGCGTGAACGAGATGCCAGAGCAGAACTCGAAAGACGCAGAGCGAAATTAGGTCGCACTGAAGAAGAAATTGCTGAGATTGAGAAAGTTATGCTTGAAAAAGGAATGACCAATCATGAAACAGCAGCCGAGTATTTCGACTGGATGAAACAAGCAGCAGCTCCAACGCCTAATTCGGCAATGGGGTATAACCCAAGCGCACTTAACAAGTTTGACCTTTCTAAGTATTGGAAAAACCCACAAATGGGCGCACGGGATGAAGCATCAAAGGCATTGCAAGAGTTGCGTAAAAACACTCGACCAATTGGTATTTAAACAGCAGTAAATGGGGATATTTACTTTTAACGGAGAATTATTATGCCTATAGGTGGCGGAATAGTCCCAGCGTCAGGATCAAGTCAATACAATGAGCTTACTTATGTAACTCGTAGAGCGTTTATCCCCAAGCTGGTAGTACAGCTTTACAACAGTACACCATTGATGGCTGCTTTGATTGCTAACAGTCAATCAGCTTCAGGCGGTGTGTCCCAAGTAACCGTGCCAGTTCAAGGCGCTCAGTTCGTTAATGCACAGTGGTCTGACTACTCTGGTTCTTTCAACCAGCCAGCAGTTCAACAAGGTGCGTTTAATGCTGAGTTCAACTTGAAACTGATGATTGCACCAGTTCCATTCCTCGGTATGGAAGGCGCAGTTCAGCAAGACTACGCAATCATTCCTCTCATTGAAGCTCGTATGAACGATGCAACCAATGTGATGATGGATGCAATGGCTACAGCACTTTACACAAACTACACCAACACTCAACAGTTCATTGGCTTGCCAGGCGCTATTGACGATGGTACAAACTTACAGACCTACGGTAACATCAACCGTTCTACCTATTCATGGTGGCAGTCTAAGGTGTACAACGCTGGATCAGTAAACCCAACTCGTCAGAATGTGCTTCAGTACATCTCTGGTACAGTTAAGAAAGGTGCTGAAGTACCTACTTTTGGTGTTTGCGGTTTCGGTACATGGACACTCTTGGCACAAGACTATGTTGGTCAAGAACAGTATGTAATTACCCCAGGACACGG